TTAAAAGTGGTGCTTTTAGAGCCAGACATTGCTCTTGAGGTGGGCGACCAACAAGGAAGCTACGCAGCAAGAGAGCAAAAAATATATCTGGATAGAAGTATTATTGAAGAGGGAGGCGATAGAGCTCTTAGTCTTTTGCTCCACGAGGTAGGCCATGCGCTGTATTACATATTTAATCTTAAGGATAGAGAAGAAGAGCCAACAGTAGACAGCTTTGCTAACGGCTACACAGAAGTATTTAAAAGAAACCCTAAACTATTGAATTGGATAACTCAGCAAGTATGAGATTAGTATTCGATATTGAAACTGATGGGTTATTAGAGGAGGTCAGCAAGGTTCATTGTATTATTATAAAGAACCTCGATACAAATGAGGTTATCAATTTAAAATTAAACAAAGCAATGGAACTGCTGGCCGCCGCAGATGAAATTATTGGTCACAATATTATTGGCTTTGACATTCCTGTATTGAAAAAACTTTACGGGTTTAGAACTGATGCAAAAATATTTGATACCATAGTTGCAGCACGTTTATTTTATCCTGACATAAGAGATAGAGATTTCCGTAAACAAGACTTTCCTAAAAAATTAATTGGTCGTCATAGCTTAGAAGCATGGGGACATCGTATTGGTAACTACAAAGGACAGATAGTTACTGATTGGAAAGTGTTTACTGCAGAGATGCTAGAGTATTGCGTCCAAGATGTAGAAGTAACAGCTACACTTTACAACATACTTACCCAAACAAAACAACCTGATGCTCTTAACTTAGAACACGAGGTTGCACAAATTATACATCGACAAGAACAGCATGGTTTTTCTTTTGATAAAGAAGCTGCTGAAAAATTATTTACAACTTTAAATACAAGACGTTTAGAACTTGAAGAAGAGTTGCAAAATATTTTCCCACCACTTGTTGAGAAAACTCCATTCACACCAAAAGTAAATAATAAGACTAGGGGCTATGTTAAAGGTAAAACAATTTACAAAGAAAAAACTGTAACCTTTAATCCATCTAGTCGTATGCACATTGCACAGAGACTAAAAGATAAATACAATTGGCAACCTGCAGAATACACACCTGATGGAAAACCAAAAGTTGATGAAACAGTTTTAGAAAAACTAAAATATCCTGAGGCAAAAATTTTAAGTGAACATTTCTTAGTTGAAAAACGTATTGCACAATTAGCAGTCGGAGCGCAAGCTTGGTTAAAACAAGAGAAGGGTGGTCGTATTTATGGTAATTGTAATACTAATTCTACAGTTACAGGACGTGCCTCTCATACACATCCAAACTTAGGACAAGTACCAAGCATCCATAAAACTTATGGCAAGGAGTGCCGTCAATTATTTAGAGCTACTCCAGGGAAAAAGCTGGTTGGTATTGATATATCAGGCTTAGAGGTTCGTATGCTAGCGCACTACTTAGCTAAATATGACAAAGGAGATTACACAGATGTTGTCTTAAATGGTGACATCCATACCAATACTCAAGAACTAGCTGGTCTTGAAAGCCGAGACATGGCTAAAAGATTTTATTACTGCTTCCTTTATGGTGGTGGAGTTAAGAAGATTGCACAAGTTACAGGTAAGAAAGTTGGAGAAGCTTCTAAAATCAAAACAAGATTTTTAAATAATCTACCTGCACTTAATAAACTTATTACAGATGTACAACGAGCTTCCACAAGAGGACACATAGTTGGACTAGATGGACGCCACGTAAAAGTACGTTCACAACATTCAGCACTCAATACATTACTTCAATCAAGTGGAGCAATTGTATGTAAGCAATGGCTTATAGAATTTGACAAACTAATTAAAAAATTAAAAGACGTGCAACAGGTCGTATGGGTTCACGATGAAATTCAAGTTGAATGTGATGAAGCGGATGCAGAAGTAGTAGGACAATTAGCAGTTGATGCAATTGAAAGTACAGGTGCACATTTTAATTTACGCATACCACTAACAGGTGAATTTAAAGTTGGCGAGAGTTGGGCTGACACACATTGAAGAATTCTAAATTTGATTTGGACTTGGCTTATGGTCAAGACCGAGAGCAACGTGTTGCAGCTATCTTTGATACCGACAAGTTTAAGGTCGAAGTAAAGACTGAAAGAGATTGGTGGTACAGGTCAGGTAACATCGCAATAGAAGTTGAAAGCTATGGTAAGCCATCTGGCATATCAGTAACTGAAGCTGACTATTGGGTACACATTCTTGCTGATGGTAAGAAAGATTATTGTCGATTGATATTTGATACCGACACCATTCGCCACCTCGCAAAAAAATATAATCACACAATGAAAAATGTAGGTGATGGCAAAAGGTCAAAAGTTATTTTGATTCCACTTGCTGAACTTTTTCACAAATCAAACTTAACCAAAGGAGAAACTAAAAAATGAGAACACTATTAATTGATGGTGATATTCTTATTTACAAAATTGCTACCAAAAATGAAATACCTACTCATTGGGGAGATGGGTTATGGACGTTGCATTGCGATGAAAATATTTGTAAAGCAGAAGTCGATAAACAAATACAAGAGCTACAAGAAAATTTAAAAGCAGATAAATATATTATTGCTCTAACTGATAAATCAAACTTCCGTAAAGACATCTTACCCAGCTACAAAGACAACAGAAAAGCAAAGCGTAAGCCGATGCTGCTACCCACACTAAGACAGTATTGTTTAGATAATTATGAAGCAGTTGTTATGGATGGGCTTGAGGCTGATGATGTACTTGGTATTTTATCAACTGAACCTTCTAACGAAGAAAAGATTATCGTCTCAATAGACAAAGACCTCTACCAAATACCCGGAAAGATTTCTAAAGATGGCATGACAATAGATGAAGTGTCACCTGAAGAAGCAGACTATTGGCACATGATGCAGACGTTGTGTGGTGATGCCACAGATGGATATTCTGGTTGCCCTAAAGTTGGAGTGAAGACAGCTCAAAAGATTTTAGGAGACCGAGCTAATGTCCCCCTCTTAGACCTATGGACGCGCGCTTTGGATGCCTACAAAAAAGTTGGTTATTCAATAGATGAAGCACTAGCCCAAGCAAGGGTTGCAAGAATTTTAAGACATAACGATTACGACAGAGAAACAGGAGGTATCAAACTATGGCGGATAGCGTAAAGAAACCGGCTCATTATTTTAGATACAAAATAGAACCCATTACTTTCATTATGCAGAACAATGTTCCGTATGCTGAAGCAAATGCCATTAAGTATTTAATGAGATGGCGATATAAGCACCACGATAAAGATGGTCAAATACAAGACTTACTTAAAGCAAAACAATACATAGATTTGCTTATAGAAAAAGAAACTCAAGAGGACGATAAGCAACTTAGCTTTCGCTTTGGTGACAAAGATGAATAATAGCTTACCTACCTCATACCAACAATACATTCACACCTCTCGATACGCTAGGTTCGTTGATGAACTAGGACGCAGAGAAACATGGAACGAAACAGTTACAAGATACTTTGATTTTATGGAAACACACTTACAGAAAAACCATAACTTTAAATTACCTAAAGATTTACGTTCCGAGTTAGAAGGGGCGGTGCTGTCTTTACGCATTATGCCTTCGATGCGAGCTTTGATGACTGCAGGAGCAGCTTTGGAGAGAGACAATACCGCAGGATATAATTGCAGTTACATTCCAATTGATGATGTACGTAGCTTTGATGAAGTTATGTATATTCTTTTGTGTGGTACAGGTGTTGGTTTCTCAGTTGAAAGAAACAATATTGAAAAACTACCTGTTATTGCAGAAGAGTTTAATGAAAGTGACACTGTTATCGTAGTTCAAGATAGTAAAGCTGGATGGGCTAGAGCATTTAAAGAATTACTTGCTATGTTATATGGTGGTGAAATTCCAAAGATAGATGTTACTCGTATTAGACCAGCAGGCGCACGTTTAAAAACTATGGGAGGCAGAGCTAGTGGAGCACAGCCACTTATAAACCTATTCGATTTTGCAGTTGATATGTTTAAGAAAGCTGCAGGTAGAAAACTTGATGCTATTGAAGCACACGACTTAGTTTGTAAAGTTGGTGAAGTTGTAGTTGTTGGAGGAGTGAGGCGTTCAGCTTTAATATCTCTTAGCAGCATACAAGATGACCAAATGAGAAAAGCAAAGTCAGGTCAATGGTGGCTTGAGAATGGTCAAAGAGCATTAGCTAATAATTCAGGTTGTTACACCCGCACACCAGATATAGGACTATTTATGTCTGAATGGAAATCTCTATATGACAGTAAGTCAGGAGAGCGTGGCATCTTTAATAGACTAGCAGCAAAGAATAAAGCTGCAGAGAATGAAAGACGTGACACTAATTTTGAATTTGGAACTAATCCTTGTTGTGAAATTATCTTGCGACCATATCAATTCTGCAACCTGACTGAAGTAGTTATCAGGGCAACAGATAGTATGAAGGAGATTAAAGATAAAGTCAGACTTGCTACCATCTTAGGTACATTTCAATCCACACTTACAGATTTAAAATATCTACGTAAAATATGGAGAGATAATACTGAAGCTGAAAGACTACTTGGTGTTTCACTTACAGGTATTATGGATAATGAACTTACGAGCAAACCTACCAAAGAACGCTTAGAAGAAATGCGCGCTGTGGCAGTAGATGCAAACAAAGTTCTAGCAAAAAAACTGAAGATTAATCAATCAGCAGCAATCACGTGTGTCAAACCATCTGGTACTGTAAGTCAATTAGTTGATAGTGCTTCTGGTATTCACTCAAGACATAGTGATTATTATGTACGAACCGTACGAGGTGATGCCAAAGACCCATTAACAAAGTTCTTAATTGATAAAGGTATTCCGCATGAACCAGATGTGACTAGACCAAGTGATGTCATGGTGTTTTCGTTTCCAATTAAATCCCCTGATAAATCAATAACGCGTAATGATATGTCTGCTATTGAGCAGCTTGATTTATGGTTGATGTATCAGCGTCATTGGTGTGAACATAAACCTTCCGTTACTATAAGTGTTCGAGAGAATGAATGGTTAAAAGTCGGTTCTTGGGTTTATGATAACTTTGATGAAGTTGCAGGTATAAGTTTCTTGCCTCTTGTTGAACACAGCTACAAACAAGCACCTTACCAAGACATAGATAAAGAAGAGTATCTTAAATTAAACAAGGCTATGCCTACTAATATTGATTTTATAGACCTTCAAAACTATGAAAGTGATGATAATACCACCGGCTCTCAAGAATTAGCATGTGTCGGTAATGTGTGTGAACTTGTTGATACAACAAAAGTACCCGTCTTAGAAGAATAAGCTATGGAAAATGATAACGATTTAGTCTTACCAAAGACAGTTACAGAACTTCTTGAACTGCTGAATGAATTATGGCCTGAAAAAACGCCTGACCTTGACCATCAACCCAAGGAAATATATTTCGCGGCAGGTCAACGAGACGTAGTTAAATTCTTAAATTACTTAAAAGAACGTGCTGATAAGGAGGCCATTTTATAATGTGTATAGGCGGAATGAAAACAAGTAGACCAACAGTCTACAAGAGACCCAATCCGCAAGATATTTATTATAATGGCAACATCTATGACCCAAAACCTGAAGAGGATGAGGCTCAACAGAATCCAGAAACAGCCGTTGCAGAGAGTGAAACAGTCACATCAAACCAATCAAACCCAATCAATCAGTCCAATACAGGACTGATGATTTATTAAGGAGAAAACAATATGTGTTTAGGCGGAAAACCCGACCCAGCTCCAGCTCCAGAACCAATTCCACAACCGGTAATTAATGCGTCACCAATAGGTGATACTTTAGCTCCGGAATTACAAATCGGTGATGAAGCAATGGATGAAAACGCTAAGAAAAAGTACAAGCGAAAAAAAGGTACAACAGGATTAAATACTCAACTAACGTCTGGTCTTAATATACCAGCTACATCAAGCGGGATTAACGTAGCGTAATGTGTAGCGGAGGCGGCGGAGGCGGCGGAGGCGGCGGAGGCGGCGGAGGCGGAGGCGGCGGAGGCGGCTTTGGCGGAGGCGGTTTTGGTGGCTTTGATATTGGCGGAGGTGGCTTTGGTGGCGGCAATGGTTTTGACAACACTCCCGGCGGTGGTCTGTTTACAACACCTGTAAACCCAAACATCGATGAAGCACAAAAAAAGTTTTTAGGTTCTAAACCCGGATTTAGTGAAGATAAAAAAACAGCCCTTGCTAACAAAAGTGGCAAGTCACAACTTTACATAAAATAATTAATGTTAATAGATGATAGTAAAACAAAACAACATACCGCTAAAGAAAGATACGAGACATTAAAAGAAAAACGAATTCAATACTTAGATAGAGCCAGAATATGTTCTGAGCTTACTATTCCTGCCTTAATACCCGAAGAGGGTTTCAATCATACATCCGAGCTCTACACTCCATTTCAATCTGTTGGTGCACGCGGTGTTAATAACCTAGCTTCCAAACTCCTATTATTATTACTTCCCCCTAACTCCCCCTTCTTTCGCTTAAGCATTAGCGGTAAAGCTAAACAAGAATTAGAAGAAAATAGAGAGTTACAATCTGAAGTTGAAAAGTCATTACAAAGAATTGAAAAGGAAGTTCAAAATAAAATAGAAGAAAAGGCAATGCGTGTTTCTGTGTTTACAGCACTTAAGCATTTAATTGTTGGTGGCAATGTTCTGACATATCTACCCAAAGAAACAAGTATGAAAGTTTTTCCACTTACTCAATATGTATGTACGCGTGATAGTTCTGATGAATTATTAGAAATAGTTATTAAAGAAATTATTACACCACTTAGCCTTGATGTTGACATTAGGGAGCAAGTTATAAGTGACCCAGATTATAAAGAAGATGAAGAGTGTGAATTATATACACACATCTACAAACTAGATTCAGACAAATTTTATATTTGCCAAGAAGTAAAAGGTATTAAAATACCGAAGAGTATTGGTACATTTACAAAAGATAATATGCCTTACCAATGTTTACGGATGGTACGTGTTGAAGGTGAAGATTACGGCAGAGGATACGTTGAAGAATTCTTAGGTGATTTAAAATCTTTAGAAGGTTTATCACAAGCGCTCGTAGAAAGTGCAGCAGCATCGAGTAAAGTTGTCTTTATGATTAGACCAAACTCTGTAACTAAGAAAAGAGATTTAGCTCTTACCCGTAATGGTGACATCATTACAGGTTCAAAAGATGATGTATCAGTTTTACAAACAGATAAACAATATGACTTAAGAGTAGTGCAAGAAAGCATAAGAGATCTTGAAGAAAGAATGTCATTTGCATTTCTACTACACACAGCAATACAGCGTGATGCCGAACGCGTCACAGCTCAAGAAATTAGATACATGGCAGAGCAATTAGAGACTTCAATGGGAGGTATTTATTCCCTGTTGTCTGTTGAATTCCAACTGCCATTAGTAAAACTATTGATGAAAAGGATGTCTCAATCAAAAGAGATACCTTCTTTACCAAAGGGGTCTGTAAAGCCAACGATTATAACAGGCATAGAAGCCTTAGGTCGTGGCAATGACTTACAGAAATTAAGAGAGTTCATAGGTGAATTTGTAGCTTTAGCGCAAGTTAATCCAGACATCATTCAAACTCTTAACCCAAGTGATTTAATAAAACGAATTGCAACAGGATTAGGAATTGAAACAGATGGATTGATTAAGTCGCAAGAAGAATTGCAAGCTGAACAGATGGCTCAACAAGAACAAATGATGCAAGACCAGATGATGAATGCAGCTCAAGATACAGTTGCTAAGTCTGTGCCGGGTGTCGCTAACAATATAACCAAAGGAATGATGAATAATGGTAGAACAAGTTGAAATAACACAACCTGAAACAACTTCTGAAAAACCAGAAGAACAAGTTGTAAGTAAGCCGGAAGGTTTACCAGAAAAATTTAATTCAGTAGATGATTTAGCTAAGTCGTATGCAGAGTTAGAGAAAAAATTAGGAGAGCCTAAGGCTGACGAAACTCCTGAACCAAAACAAGAAGACGTAAAACAAGACACTGATTTGGAAATTGCAAATAAGGCTGCTGAAAGTGCTGGGCTTAATGTGCAAAACCTACAATCTGAGTTTGATAATTCTGGTGAACTAAAACCAGAAAGTTATGAAGCTTTAGATAAAGCTGGTATTCCCAAAGAGTACGTAGACCAATTCATAGCCGGGCAACTAGCTATGCGTGACAATTTAGTTAGTGATGTTAAAGGCATTGCTGGTGGTAATGAAGCTTACGGGAATATGATGCAATGGGCTGCAGACAGTTTGTCTGATGCTGAGAAAAATGCTTACAACAATTCAGTAAACAATACTGACATCGAAGGTATCAAGTTAGCTGTTAATGGTCTCAAAGCACGTTACGAAGCTTCCAATGGAATAGACCCTACACTTACAACAGGTAAAGCGAGTGCTTCAACTGGTGGTGGTTTTCGTTCATGGGCTGAAGTTACTTCTGCTATGGATGACCCAAGATATACAAAAGATGAAGCTTACCAAGCTGACATCCAACGTAAATTACAAAACTCAAACTTATAAGGAGAACTATGCCTAAAGGATTATATGCAAATATAAATGCAAGACGTAAGGCTGGGACATCACGTCCAAAGTCTAAGTCGACAATAAGTAAGAAGTCCTATGCAAATATGAAAAAAGGGTTTCCGAAGAAAAAATAAATACTATGCGTGGTGC